TCTCTCAAGCGGAGAACACAGAATAAAAACTATAAGGAAGGGCGTAAGCCTATCCGCTTCAACCGTCCCAATACCTACATGTCTGATAACCAACAGTTCAGAAACCGTATCTGGCAGATGGGCAGGCTTGTTGAGTATCTAAACGAGATGCCCGTGGCACAACTTGTCTCTGAGAACGTAGAAGCAGATGACCTTGTGGGCTACATCGTGTCTCGTTTCCCAGACGTGGAAAAGGTTATTGTTTCCTCCGATAAGGACTTTTTCCAACTCTGTGATGACAAAACTATTGTTTATCGACCTATTCAAGACAAGACGGTCACCAAGCAAGGTATCTTAGACGAGTTCTCTATTCACCCAAGAAACTTCGCCTTGGCTCGCGCCATCGTAGGCGACAAGTCAGACAACCTTGCAGGGGTGCCACGAGCAGGTCTAAAGACCGTGGCAAAGCGTTTCCCGCTTCTAATAGAGGACCGTGATGTGTTTCTAAACGAACTCATCCAAGCCTGCGATAAGCCCGAGAACAAAGCAAAAATCTTTGAGAGTATCGTAGAGCACAAAGACCTAGTATCAGAAAACTATAAACTAATGCAGCTTTACTCTCCTGCTATTTCCAGTAGGACAAAGGCAAAAATCGATTGGACATTGACAGAGTGTTGTCAAGAGTTCAACCAAATGGAAGTTGATAAGATGATGACTCAGGATGGTTTTGGGAACTACAACTTCTCCACTCTCTGGGGTACTTTCAGAAACATCTCCTTGCAAAAAGACTAACGCTGTGCTACACTACCAAACAAAGGAGCACAAATGAAACTAGACTACGAGAACGAGACTTTTTCAAAGTTCGGTAAAAGTTTCCAAGAGAAGTTGGTCCAAAGTATGTTTTACGACAGGTCGTTCTTCGACCAAATGTCAGATGTATTTGACCCTTATTTCTTAGAAGTAAAATACCTACGGCTATTCTATGAGCGTTTAGCCAACTATCGACAGAAGTTTGAGAAGCACCCTTCTGTTGAAATAATGGCTTCCATTATCAAAACTGAAATGGAAGAAGAGTCAGAGGTGCTACAAAAGCAAGTAAAGGACTACTTTGCTCGCATCGTTGCAACAAGCCAAGTCGAAGACGAAGAGTATGTGAAAGTCACTGCTCTTGACTTTTGCAAGAAACAAAAACTAAAAGAAGCTATTATGAAGTCTGTTGGGCTTTTGAAAACTTCTTCTTTTGATCAAATTTCAGAAGTTATCAACCAAGCCATGAAACTTGGTTTAGATAATGACCATGGTTATGACTACATTGCTGACTTTGAAGAGCGCTTTCTAAAACGCTCACGCAACCCACAAACCACGGGTTGGAAGATTGTTGATGACATTACAAAGGGTGGCTTAGGACGTGGAGAGTTGGGAGTTGTTATTGCACCAACAGGTGCAGGCAAGTCCATGGCTCTTGTGCATCTTGGAGCACAAATTGTCAAGGAAGGAAAAAATGTAGTTTATTATACGCTTGAACTTCAAGACACTGTTGTAGCCAGCCGCTTTGACAGTTGTATCACATCAGTAAAACTTCAGGACTTACATTCCTTCAAAGATTTAATTTACGACCAAGTAAAAGAACTTGAAGGAAAACTTATTGTAAAAGAATACCCAACAAAGTCCGCTAACGTAAATAAACTCAAACAACACCTAGAAAAGCTAAGACGCTCTGGTTTTGAACCTGACTTAATTTGCGTCGATTATGGTGACCTTTTGCAACCTATTTCTTCTTACAAGGAGAAACGCATCGAATTAGAGACTATTTATGAAGACCTTCGGGGAATGGCACAAGAGTTTGAGTGTCCCGTCTGGACAGCAAGCCAAACTAACCGCAGCGGACTAAACGCAGAAGTGGTTACAATGGAATCAATTAGCGAAGCCTTCAACAAATGTTTCGTAGCGGACCTCATCTTCACTCTATCCAGAACCATTACAGACAAGAACAATAACACAGGACGTATCTTTGTAGCAAAAAACAGGAACGGACCTGATGGTATCGTTTACCCTATTTTCATGGATACGAGCAATATTAAGATTGATGTTCTTCCCTCGACAGGCGAAACAGCAGAAGAAATTAACGACAACGCTGCAAAGAAACAGCAAGAGTCGCTGCAAGAAAAGTACAAGAAGTTCAGAAACGGAGGAAAAGACTAAATGGAACTAGCTACACAAATACTTTCGGACATTACCGTCCACATGAAATACGCAAAGTATTTACCAGAAAATGAGCGCAGAGAGACTTGGGATGAACTCTGCGACAGAAATATGCGAATGCATATGAAAAAGTATCCCGAACTTGCCGAGGAAATAGAAAAAGTTTATAAGGACTTTGTTTTTACAAAAAAAGTTTTACCATCTATGCGCTCTATGCAGTTTGGTGGTAAGTCTATTGAAGTTGCCCCAAACCGCATTTACAACTGCGCTTACATGCCTATTGACCATGCTGACTCATTTGGTGAGTGTATGTTCCTACTTCTCGGCGGCACAGGCGTGGGCTTCTCTGTCCAGGCTCACCACGTTGAGAAACTACCAGAGATTCGCAAGCCAAACCCAAAGCGCACACGTCGTTTCCTAGTAAGCGACAACATTGAAGGTTGGGCTGATGCAGTAAAGGCTCTTGTTTATTCTTACTTCAAGGGTACATCAAAGCTTCGCTTTGACTTCTCTGACATTCGTCCAAAGGGCGCACGACTCGTCACTTCTGGTGGCAAAGCCCCTGGACCACAGCCCCTTCGTGAGTGCCTTGTAAAAGTAGAAGGTATTTTGCGAGAGAAACAAGACGGAGATAAACTACAACCTATTGAAGTCCATGACATTATTTGCCACATCGCTGACGCAGTTCTAGCTGGTGGTATTCGTAGAGCAGCACTTATTTCACTCTTCTCAGCAGACGACGATGAAATGATTGCCTCCAAGTCTGGCGCTTGGTGGGAGACAAACCCTCAACGCGGTAGAGCAAACAACTCAGCAGTTATTCTTCGCCACAAGGTTGATAAAGAATACTTCCTAAAACTTTGGGACAGAATTAAAAAGTCAGGCTCAGGTGAGCCCGGTATTTATCTTTCCAACGACAAAGATTGGGGCACAAACCCTTGCTGCGAAATTGCACTACGACCTTACCAGTTCTGCAACCTAACAGAAGTAAATGCCTCTGACCTTGACAGTCAAGAAGAATACGAAGCCCGTGTCAAGGCTGCTGCTTTTATCGGCACACTCCAAGCAGGCTACACAGACTTCCACTATCTTCGCGACGTATGGCGCAGAAACACAGAGAAGGACGCCCTCATTGGTGTATCAATGACCGGCATTGCTTCTGGTGCTGTTCTCAACCTCGACATGTCAAAAGCAGCCGAGGAAGTAAAAAAAGAAAATGAAAGAGTTGCTGAACTTATCGGTGTAAGACCCGCAGCAAGAACCACTTGCGTAAAGCCAGCAGGCACAACCTCTCTTACTCTTGGAACTTCCAGCGGCATCCACGCTTGGCACAATGACTATTACATTCGTCGTATTCGCGTAGGAAAGAATGAAGCCATTTACAGCTACTTATCTCTGGCACACGAGGAGCTTGTAGAAGATGAATACTTTCGACCCCATGACACTGCTGTCATTTCTGTTCCACAGAAAGCACCAGAAGGAGCAATCTATCGAACAGAGTCTGCCATGTCCATGCTCAAACGAGTGGCGCAGGTTTCAAAGCAATGGGTCAGGAAAGGACACCGCAAGGGACAGAATACCCACAATGTCTCAGCCACGGTAAGTATCCGTGAGTCAGAGTGGGCTGATGTTGGTGAATGGATGTGGGAGAACCGTGATGTATACAACGGTCTTTCAGTTCTGGACTACGATGGCGGGAATTATGACCAAGCTCCATTTGAGGATTGTTCTAAAGAAACTTATGAGGTTATGCTTCAGTCATTAACTAAAGTTGATCTAAATAATGTTTACGAGGCAGAGGACAACACTGATTTATCAGG